TTCAATTCAAATTTCAACATAATTCATTGCCCCTTTCGTTTTTTGTCTTTGTACGTCCCGATGTTTTTTTCGGTAGCACATATATCACTCTGAACCGGTCAAATAGCAAGGCCATTTCCCGATATTCTTCATGTTCGACCAATTACACAAGGGACTGCAGAATCTGTTGTGTAAATAGGACCAATATGTAAGCCCACCATATTACCGGGTCACTTTCTACCTAGTAATATAGCGGGCCAGTTTATTCTTCCAGACCTGCACACCATGCGATGCCGGCCAGAACAAAAAATGCGTTGGCTAAGCATATGCCGTTGCCCCAGATACGGTACTCTGCCGAATCCGTATACGGGTCAGCCAGCCATTTCCGGATCTGTTTCTCCGTTTTCGGCTTCTTGGCGTGGGTCACGATCTTGCGGTGCGTTTCAAACACATCTGCCCAGAACGCCAGCTCTTCTTCGGTCGGATCTTCTGTTCCAAGGTTCCGGCACCACCAGTCCGGGAAGCCCTGCAGTCTGGCACACTCGGTCGGTGTCAAGCGGCGGACGGTATAGGTCACAGGTGTCGGCTGCGCTTCCGGGTTATCGATGACCAGACGGTCATTGAAAGCATCCTGCCCGTTGAAGCCGCTTGGATGTGCCCCGGTTGCCACGGTTCCCATGACACCCTCGTTCAGATGCGGCACCGGCGCGATGGTGGTCGGGTCTTTATAGTCCCGTGCCATCAGAGTCGGTGCGACTTCTTTTTCCACCTGCATATAGGAGCCGGTGGTCATGGCATACACATCCTCCGGTGCGCAGACTGCATGGCGGTCTGTCGCGTCCAAGGTGAAGCAGACATCCTCATTGACGCCATCCCCCTGCGGACCGTTCTCATCCTTGCGGCCGATCATGTTGCCCTGCAGGACGAAGGTCTGCTGCTTCATCTCCGGCTCTGCTGCCAGTGCCGCTGACTTTTCTCCAAGATCCCGGACTTCATCCCTCTGGTTCTGGGTAAAGGCGACCGGCTCTACCACACAGATACCGCCCTGATTGCAGGTCGGGTCACCGCCGCTGCGGTCCAGTGTCCGGGAGGTCTTCGCTTCATAGAAGCCGCTATGCGGATTATCGGACATCATGGAGTGGCTGGCTT